ATGTTGATCCTGTGCTTAGGAATTCATATATCCCCTGTGATTCTATTGTTGTAATTAGCACTGGTCCATTATAAATACCTATGGTCTGACCATTAAAATTTACTGATGAAAGATCTAGCAAAACCCTGTTCCTAAGAAGCGTTCCATTTAATATAGTTAACTCTGGAAGCATCAGTGTTTTACCAGGAGATAAAGTACCTCCAAATTTTATTATATTCCTAGAATCATCAGGCCATGGTGAAGCCGAATTAATATCCGGTATTATTAGAATCTTACCTGAGTCACGATAGTCTGATGTTGAATAGAATGTTCCTTTACCTGAAGTATGTTCGTTATCATAAATGCCAGCAGGGGCATTTGTGAGAACAGGTTGATTAAATCTAGTGCCTGCGAATCTTGCAATATCAGGTGCAGAAGTAGACATCGTTAGTGTTGGTTGTCCATTGCCATTAAAACCAACTGCGTTATCTCCAATACTTGATCTTGAAAATTCATTTACATCAAAGAAACCAATATCAGTGAATCCACCTTCGCTCACTGATTCATGGCTGTTTCCGGTAAATGAAAAGTTAGTAAAACGAGACGAGCATTTAAATGCCGGACCTGATTCTGTAGTGTGGTGCCTACCAAACTTAACACCGGTGAATGTAATGTTATCACCATTTACACAATCCATAACATTGCTGATGTACCCAGAACCTGAGTTCCACCCAATAGAACCGCCTACCCATGAAAAACCATCAAACTCCAGAATGTCAAATATCTTGCCGCCTGTAAAAGCATAGTGAGTGCAGTTTGAGAACATACATGACTTCATTCTGCGACCGCGGAAACCATACTTAGTTCCGAACAGATGGATATTAACAAACTGTCCACCTTCTATTCCTTGAATGCTTCCACCACTCAAATCAGTACCACCTACAAATTCTTTGGTCCCATCGACTATGATGTCATTCCACAGCCCATAATGCCCCAGACCAGATCCTTCTCCGCCGCCATTCCCATCTTTGAAAGAGAAAGTTCGATATGTTTGCAGAACCCATAAGTTGCTTATAGTAGGGTTCTCTATGACATCCAAACTGATGCATGTTGCTGTGCGCGGGTAGGTGTCATCTGGTAACTGATGCGCTCTTGATGTAAATCTGACAACTTTTGTGATGTTAGATATCTCTGATGAAGGGGTTCCATTGCACCCAGTAACTCCGGTTAATGTACAACTCCCATCAGAGTTATTAACAAGTCCTGTAGCAAAGAACGCCCCGGAGTTAGTACTGAATTGACAGAAGTTACTTACCGGAACACCTGCGGTGTTGTTGTCAGTCAAAGGCCATGTAATTATATTTCCACCATTAGCCTGAAATGGATTTGATGCGAGTGTAATGGTATTGGATGTTTTGCTTATCACATCTGTGTTTTCTGACCCTACATATTGTGATATCACCAAGCGGTCTAATGAATAGCAAACATTACCAAACACAATCCCCCTTGAGTTAAGTCCAACCCTTATCTCTGGGACATTCCCCAGGGAGTTTATTACACCTTCACCTCTTATTCCTATGGATACAGGTATTCCATCAATGGCAAATGGTATTGCAACCTCTGTGATTATGTTTATTTTTGAGTTCGCTGTAACAATCAGCTCTCCGTAGCCAATACGCACTAACGAGTAAATAGCAAGTTTAATTGCTGGTGAATCATTTGTGATGCCAGGTTCCTCAATGAAATTTTTAACTTCATTGATTCGGTAACCGTTTAGAAGCCCAACGCAAGCCCATTTAGTTGTTTCTACGTCAGGAGTTTCACTTGATGATATGGTATGTGGTAATGCGCCAGTCCATACATACCATAGACCATCTGTGTACTGCACTGCATCGTTTTTAGATGAGACTGTGACGCCGCTGTTAAACATTCCCGTTTTCTTGAATGGGGACTCAGTAAAATTTACTGCCACCCATTGCCGGGCGGTTGCATCACCCACACTTAACCACGCCCCAACACCTACACCGCCAGTAGTTTGAGGAGTTGATCCAGCAGGAACATCCTTAGGGAATACCCCATCCCATCGGTAATATTCACCTGTTGCCTCAAGGCGAAGAACCTGATTTGGCAATGTCAGTGTGTTTCCGTCTTCAAAGCTGTCCAGTGTGATATAGCCAAACGCTGCGATCGCCTGCTGAGCAACCCATCGAATCCCTTCAATGGTGTAGTGGGCGCTTCCAAATCTGTCGATATATTGCCTTGCCATCGAAGTTACAAACTCGTCAATCTTCCCGGCGTTGAATTTCAGGTCACGAGGTGATTCGCTTGATACTGGCATATTAGTAGGTTGGGTAGCCATATTGATTCCATAAAAAAACCGGCACGGTGGCCGGGTTTTGGTGGTCTGGGACGGTTCTTATTGGTAGATGGAGTCGCTGTATTCCGCGACGGTCAGAGATACCGTGTTATCTGTGTTCGGTTTGATGCTGTTGACCGTCCATAGCTGACTGTCCAGCTCCTCCACTGTCGCTATGAGATAGCGCGACGGGAGCTGCACAGTGTCTCCGTTCCATATGTTGAGCTGAATGTCTGGTATTGCCGCGGTGAATCCGTACTTCGTGTCGGCGCGCGCCGCCGCCGGATAGCGCAGCGTGGGATTTCCCATGCTGTCGGTCACCAGCACATACATCGAGCCGGTAAACGTGATTGGCTCGCTGGTATCAAAATTATTCCCGGAACGGCCAGTTATGTACCCCTGCTGCTGGTTGCTGTCGTAGATGTCTGGCATCTGGATGACGCTGCCTACCTGAATAATCCCGTCTTCGAACACTTTGGCGTTCATCTTCACCCGGGAGTAGATCAGGCGTTTCGTTTCTCGCAGCGCGCGTTCCCGCGCCTGGTACTCATTACGGAATCCAACTATCTCCAGCTTGTTTGGGTTCTCCGCTTCCTGCTCGACGATAACGCCGTTCAGAACACGGTAGTTGATGTACGTCTTGTTGTTCGTAGTCGGGTGAACGTAGGATACCTGGACGCCGTCGTAACCGCCTGGCAGCGTGGCCTCATACGTCATTTTGTATTCGTCCGTTTTCATGTTTGCCCGGTTGAACACTGCTGCCGGGTAATCGACTTTCTGATCGCGGGTGAACGTCAGTACACCGTCATCCCAGTACGCCATAACAGACGCTGCATTACATATCGCCTGCACCCTGTCGCCGAGTGAATCGTTCTCATCGTCAAACGTGTAGTCGAAGTAGCCCAGTCGCTCATCTGACAGGCCCTCCGCGATAGAGTACAGCCCGTAAAGATCAATGCTACTTTCTGGCTGCCCACCCATTACAAGCCAGGTATGTACAACCGCGTCAGCAAAGGAACGTGATGGACGCAATGTATAATCGACGGTCTGTGTCGTCAGGTCGTAACTGATAGTCTGGCGAGTCACCAGAGCATTGTATTTTCGGTCACGACTACCTAATGCATTCTCAGTTGCCCTCACCTTTACGCGAACCAGCGTATCAGTCGGATGAACAACATTGCTGCGGATGTTGACGGCGTGAATTTCCTCAACTTTAAGAATGGACGCATCATTAGAGTTGTTTGTACGCTGGAAGTTGATGGCGTATTTACCAAATCCTCCTGCTGGAATTATTTTATCGGTCCGATAAAACACTTCGCTGGTCGACTTATGCGGCGTTCCCTGATGATAGGTGAATGTCTGTTGTGTCCCGGGGATCTGATTGTAATCGTCATCGATTTTCCAGATTGTCACCGCCCAGTCAGTCCAGTTTCCCCCACCCAGTGATGATTGCGTATGCAGCCAAAGCTCTGTTGACTCAACTGGCGAGAAAAAAGGCCCCACAACAAGTGCCTCATTATCGTTGAGGATGAATTTCGTCGTGTTAATTGTGGCTGTAGAGGGAACGGTAGGCGGTCCCTGCAAGTCTGTCATGGTGAACGTGTACCACTGAACAGGGTCTATAACGGCGCCATCATCACTCTCCACAGCAGAAATCAACGTGCCTGAAAAAAGCACATCTTCAGTAACGCTTCCTGATGTCGTGTTGTAGGTGACGTTAATAGTGAATGTTACGGAGTGTGGTAACACCAGCCCCATGAAGTAGTCGAATTCAGCCTGCTTGACGATTTTCATCGCTATCTGGCCGCCTGCATAATCCCCGCTGACTACGGTATTGGCCGTCGCAGATTCTACCGGGAAATTGTCGCTTTCGTTGGGACCTGGCATCTCCTGCCCGTCGACATCGTCGAATGAATACCCCTCGTTAATAGTCGGTATCACTTCACCAGGCTGATAAAACTGGTATTCAGCACCGGCCATCGATCCAAGACTCGACTCTGAGTAACGAACAGACTCATAGTTATACTTACCGATACCAATACACATCCACTCAGTGACATATTTCAGGCCACCATCGTTCTCACTCTGGCGCACATATTCAAACATCGACTCCTGAATCAAGTCAGGGAAAGATCTGACCTGTCCGTAAATGTCAGGTTTCGCCTTGTATACTCGCGCAGTATTCGTTTGCCCAGTCAGGCTATTATTCGGTGAGTCGACGGTGTTGCCACCGTTGTTAGCAATTGCAGGCTTCGGAGCCAGGAAGGAAAACACAGCACCAACAACTTTGAATATTGGGCTGAGAATATCGTTGATAATACCTTTTGGCTGGTCGAATATCTGGATGGTGTCCAGTTCGCTCAGTTCAAACGCCAGCTCATCATCATCGCCCAGCTTCACGCCATTGCGGAAGATCAGTAGATCGCGATGAAAGGTGGCATCATTGGCCGCCAGCCAGTCATAAAAAAGGGTGCCGTTTGGCACCCTGCAACGCAGCTTAGGCGTTCCTGGAAAATTCGATATTTCAACCAGCGCCATATTCGAAAAACTCCACTTTTGTGAATGCCCGCTGAATGACCAGCAACGAGTCCATGCGCACGCTTCCGTTCTCGCCTCGCGAGTGCAACGCCTGCCTGTTAAGAACCAGTCCAACGTGTGCCGGTTGCGCGCCGCGGTATCCGACAAATATCCCGCCTTCGACAGGTTTATCGGTCTGGCACCAGAAAACGACGTCGCCCTGATAGCAGGTGAAGAAGTCCTCACCGGCTTCGTAGTCCGGAGTCTGGTGCAGCTCAATGCCGAGAACGTGACGGTAATACAACACCACCAGTCCCCAGCAATCCACCCTATCGAACGAGCAGGCCCGGTTAGCCCACGGCACGCCGATCACCTTGCTGATGAAATCAGAGGTACTGTAGCCCGGTGTATTCCTGCGGATCATAAAGTCGGCCTATGTTGTTGTTCAGCGGGTTAGTGACAGAAAGCGTCACAGAAGCGGCATCAGCGTCAATATCTACCGTCTTGACATATAACTGCCACGACTTAATCGGCACTGACACGTCTCCGCTGTCAAAGATTTGCCGTGTGGCCGTGATGGCCGTAAGACGCGCCGCTCCTTTCCACTGCTTCATAAGCGTTTTGATATCAGACGACAGACGCCCAAGCTTCACCGTCGCGTCGATCACCGGCGTACCGCTCTGCTGGCTCTCTTCAATTTCAAACCGCGCTGGCGTATACGTATGGCCCCCAAGTGACTTGGGAAAGAACTGCTTATCTACCAGGCGGACGTAGCCAAACGATGGATGGTAGAACGTGATGGTATCGTACAGCCCACGCGTCGGGCGCTGCTGCTTATACTCCCTGAAGCTCGGCATTACGGCACCCTCGGTAGTGATTCCGGGTCACGTCCATCCGGATAACCCGTAACCACGATATCCAGCCACGAATCCCACGGCGGCGGCAGTTCAACAATGATGTCGTCGAACTCGTCGTCGGCGTTGTAGAGGTGGTTCGCAATAACGGTCCCAGTCCAGGTCGCCACCCCGCCGTCGATACTGGTTTGCACCGGCATCTGCGTGAAGTGAAGTTCCTGAAGTTGCAGGCCACTGCCGCCAAGATTGATATTCATCCGGAACCAGTTCAGTCCTCGGTTGAGATAATTCGGGCTTCGTAGCCACTGTTGGAAAGCTCGCTCTTCAGCCAACGTGAAGATCCACGTTACCGACCATGTCACTTTCAGGTCATCGGTCTGGTTCTGAAAGATAGCCGGGCCTACCGCTGGCTGATCGGTCTGGAACCCGGTATCGAGCGTCATGTTTTTACTGGCTTTCTGCGCCAGCGGCAGCCAGTCGGGATAGTCGATAATTGACATCAGCCCTGCCCCCTTGGCGTGCGCTTAACGTTCATGTTGCTGGTTATGGCGTTACTGATTGGTCCGCCGTTGTTCAGGTCAGCGACGATTACATCCACTGTCACGCCGCCATTGCCATCCGTACCGGCCTGAGCATCGACAGAGGATGACGTGTAGTTCTGGATGTTGATTACCACCCCGCCACCGCCAGAAGTCATATCCTTATTGCTGATCACCCTGCCGTTGTCACCCGGTATCATGTACTGCTTACCAGTGCTGGCCTGGTAAATCTCCGGCATGCCGCCTTCGCCGACCTGATACATTCCGCCAGCACTGACTGGGCCGCCATTCTTGCGTTTTCCAAGCAAGTTTGCGCCAATAACGCCAGCCACCGCGCCGAGACCGATAGCCGCCGCCGTACCCATTGAGGCAATGGAGGACAAGATAGCCGCAGGAGTCCACGCCGCAGCGGTTGTCGCTGCCGCTGCTGTGCTGGTCGCCGTCTGTGTGGCCACTGCTGCCGTCTGTACTGCCGTCACCGTGCCGATAGCAGCCGTTTGTGCCGCCTGCCCCATGATGGCGGATTTAACCCACTCGATACCCATCTGGACAAACGAGTTAATGACGCTATTCAGGACCGTCATGCCAATACTGCGCATTGCATCGCTGGCTGACATGCTGCCTGTGATGATTCCTGTCAGCGCGTTACTGGCAACCGAACCGAGTGAATCGAAAGCCGCAGCCGCTGCCTGTGTGGCCGCGTTCTGCTGAGCCCACTCTTCCCACATCGCCGCGTTACGCTGATCCCGGTATTGCTGTTCGATAGCAGCACGTGCAGCCTCAGCCTCTCCGATCTTCTGCGGGTAGAGTTGGGCATATTGTTGGATATCAGCGATGTCTTTCTGGTACTGGCTATCAAGTCCGGCAGTTTTGCTGGCTTTACCCTGGATAGTGCCAAACTTATTGGCAGCGTCAATACGTTCCTTTTCTGCCTTGGCCTGGGCTCGTAATGCGTTGGCGTTATCCCAGGCTTTAGCCGCATATTGCCCTGCCAGAATGACCTGTTCCTGTGTCGCATCATTACCGAGAGACTGCTGTGCATTAAGCACGGCCTGAGCCCTGGACAGTTCACCGACACTGCCAGCTGACAGCTCGGCCTTCTGCCTCAGCTCGTCCAGTTTTTGGTTAACAGTTTCCTGCGCTTTAGCGTATTGATCTGCCTCTTTCTTGGCGGCTGACGCTCCGCCTTTCGACTTGCTCCCGGTGGTCGTTGCCGTGGTTTTAATCTCGATCGGCTTTGTGTTAGCCGCGGTCTGAGATGCTTTGGAAACAGCGGCCAGGTCGCCAACCAGCATGGCGGCTTTATTACTCAGCCCGGCCAGGGCTTTGTTTTGCTCCTCCCAGCCATCAAGCCCAAGCCAGGACCAGGTGCGCGCCCGGCGGTTAAACATTTCTGCCGTACTGTTCAGATCAGAGATCTGAGCATCTGCGGAAATAGCTTTGCCTGCCAATCTATCTAACGCTGCTGTTAACGAGTCGATTACCGTTACCATCCCTGAACTCGCACCAGTAGCCTGGTTAACTGAGTCGATCATCGACAGGAATGAGTTAGTCAGTGCGTTATTGGCTTGAGCCAGAGTACGAGGAAGTTTTTCGAACTCTGCATTTACTGAGCCGGTTTGTTTCTGGATGGCGTTCAGTGCATCTTCAGCAGTCAGTTTCCCATCCAGCATCAGCTGGCGAAGCTCTCCAATACTTACGCCCATCCCAGCGGCAATCTGACGCGCCAGTTCAGGCATTTGTTCAAGGATGGAGTTGAATTCCTCAGCCCGGATAGTGCCAGAGGAGATCGACTGGCCGAACTGACGAAGAGCATTAGCCATTTCCTCGGATGAGGATCCACCAATTCGCCCGATTTTCTGTAGTGTTTCGGTGAGCTGAATGATCTGGCCGTTAGTCGCTCCGGTATCGCGCAACGCTGTGCTTAGGGTTTCCCACAGCTTCGCGGTGTCCTGTAGCGAGCCGCCCGTTGCCGAGCTTATGCGCATCAAACCCTGCATTGTCTGGGTGGCGGCCGCGGCGCTGCCGGTCAACCTCTCGATCCTGGCCTGCATTTGAGACATGGCGTCAGCAGCTTCAAGGAAGCGCTTACCATAATCAACCACCTGAGATACGGCGATCGCGGAAGCTATTGCAGAAAGCCCAGTTTTTAATCCAACAGAAGATTTTGCTGTCTGATTTTGCGCTTGCTTGAGGTCATATAATTTCCCTGCAAGCTCGCCAATTTCTTTTCGTTGGGCCGCAGTAGCAGATGATCCAGCATGGAGCCTGGCCGATAGCATTGCCGCACTTCTCGCGCCATTCTTCTGCTCTTCATTGAGAACTGCGATCTGCTGCGTAAGGCTCAGAGAAATTGAGCGCAATCTTGCCGCGTCATTGGCCTGCTGCGCCGCCTGCTTCGCTGCTTCAGATGATGCTTTTGCTGACGCATTTTGAGCAGATTTGAGGTCATAGAGCTGGCCGGCAAGCTGAGAAATGCGCGCCTTTTGCTCGTCAGTTGCTCCATTCCCCGCTTTCATTTGGGCAGACAGGATAGCAGCGCTGCGAGATCCCTCAATCATCTCAGCGTTAAGGACGGACAACTCACCTTCAAGGGATGAGATCGCCGATTCTGATGCTCTGAAAGCAGCGGCACTATCACTATTCGCCTTGGCTGCATCGATCGCAGCCTGCTTCACGTCAAAAAGCTTTACCGCAAGGTTCCCAATCTCCCTGCTCTGTGCCTCTGACGCATCCCCTGACGCTGCAATCTGAGCTGCGAGGGCGGCAGCGCTGCGTGCGCCATTTTTATTTGCCTCTTCAAGAACTGCTATTTCGTTACCAAGCCGCTCCATGATTTTGGCTGCATTGCTCGCGTCATCCGCAGCCCTTGCGATCGACTTGCCAGATTTATCAGCAGATTTTTCAAGCCCGGAAAAGTTATCGGCGGCTTTACCTGCGCCATCACCCATTCCGTCAAGCGACTCAATGGCTTGTCGGCCAGCCTGAAGTAAGGGAGCTATATCAGCGCTTACTGTATAGACGATGCTGCCGGCGTCTTTCTCACCTGCCATGTCATTCTCCGGTTATTGCTTTGCTTTTGCCCTGCGAGCGGCCTGTTTAGCCAGGTATTCGTCGGCAATGCTGTCGTACTCTTCGCGAGTAAAGCCTTTCTGGTCAGGGTATTTCGCCGCCAGCAGCATCTGAAATTCAGTCATCGTTAATTGAGCTGCTTCGGCGCGGTTCATGCCGAAGTGGCTGCGTGCCGAGCTGATGTAATCGAATGCTTTAAACTCTGTAGTGCGCTCGCCTGTTTCATGGCGCTGCAACTGGCGAACCTTGGCTTTTCCGACAATGCCGTGCTGCATAAGGTGCTGCGCCAGCACGATGATGTCGTTCTTTGGTAATCTTCCCGGTCGGTATACGACGCAGTGCCGCCACCCTTTCCACTCGCCTATCATTGGCGTCAAGTCGTCATCGCAGCAGGATTGCAGCACCAGCATGCACGTTGATAAAAGTTTCTCAGCGGCGCGATTGAAAGAAGGAGACAGCCATTCAGGAAAGCGTCCCAGCGTGCCAGCGCACACCTCAATCAGCTGAGCAACGTCATTGCCGTGGATGGTGGCGTACGTCTGCACAATTTCTACCGGCGTGCCGATCCTGGTCATAGCCTCGAATGAAGGTCGCAGCAGGTAATCCTTCCCACCTTCGCGGCTGTCGCTGATAGAAAGTTCGCCAATATCGGTTAAAGCGGTCATAGGCCTTCCAGTAAACGGTCATTATCAAGGGCAGCACGCCGCCCTTTGGAATGTCCGTTAGGTAACGGTAACCGTATGCACGGCCACAAAGTTGCCGTCTTCGGTGTTGATGATGATTTGCGCGCTGCCAGTGGCGACACGCGTCACGGTAACGGTATTGCCGGAGGCGGTAGCCGTTGCTTTGGTCGCGTCGGTAGTCGCTACAGTGAAGTCTTTGTTTGTTGCGCCAGTTGGTGCGACATTCACCGTGAAGGTGCTGGTACCGCCCGCCGTGCCGGTGCTGGTTGTCGGGGTTACGGTCACGCCAGTCACTGCTACAGCAGTCAGTTCGTTCACTTCGATGGTGGTTGCATCGCCGACTTTGAACTCGGTGGAGAACGTGACGATGTCGTTGGTACCGCCGTCAGAGCTCAGCGCCGTGATGTTCATATATCCGACGAATTCGACCGGGCCGTAGTCCATGCGCACCCAGATCCCAGGCTGGCGCTTGGCCTTCAGCTCGTCAGCGAAATACTTGATGAATTTGCCGACACCGTACTGATCCAGCTTATCCTTCTTGCGCACTTCACCCTCAAAGCTCAGGGTGAAATCACTGTTGGTGATGATGGTCTCGACATAGCCGCCGCCGTCATCCGCATCAGAGGTAACCGAGTTAGGGTTGAAGTCGAAGCCCTTCGACGTACCAGCGGCCAGCGCCATCCACTCACCTTCGAGTGGTTTGACGTCCGGGCAGCCATCGGCGACTTCCAGCACGACCGCACCGCCGAACAGGCGCTCGTTCGAGTTCTGGCAATTAGCCATGTGAAACTCCTCTTTGACGTATAAAAGAAAACCCGCCGGTGCGGGTTATTTGGTTGGGAATGGCTAGTCGCCAAACGTGCAGGAAAATTGCAATCGGAAGACTATTCGCCCTTCTTCTGTGAGCACCGGCGCGGGAATTGCGCCCATGTTCTGGATGTAGCCGACGCACTCGTCAGCCATGGGGTTGGCCTGGACGTAGTCGATAATGCGCTGCACGGCATTGAGCGCGTCTTTGCGCTTTTCTTTCGCTCCGACGACGTCGACCAGAACGTGATATTCAGAACCGAGGTCAGTACGGATATTCGACCCGCCGTTTGGCCTGAACACCATGATTGCCTTCGACAGGTCTTTCGGGTCGTCGTACATCAGCTGCTGCACAGTGAAGCCGGTAGTTAGCCCGGCATCGCCGAACATGTTGCGCACCCTTTCGTGCATCATGGGTGTCATAGCGACATCTCCTTGCGCATCACCGCATCAACGTTATCGCGCTCGTCATTCGCGCCTTTGGTCAGGAACTGAGGCTCGCCATGCGGATCCCAGTAGTTGCCCGTTCCGGTACCGCCGCCGAACTCTTTCGGCTTCTGCGGGCCGAACTCAGACCGGTTGCTGGTCACGCCGAAGTGCGCGCGAGGCTGGCCTTTTAGCTTGCCTGACGCTTCATGCACATACGCGGCATAATTGGCTGAGTAACCGATGCGTCCGGTAATGAGCACGCCGCCAGCGTCGATTTCTCGGAACTGGCTGTTAATCAGCGTAGAGGTGTCGATCGGGGTGTAATATGCCGCCCGGGCACCGATAAGCATCATCGCCGACTGCAGAGCGCGAATTACCTTGCGCCCCTTAACGTCGTTGATAACATCGTTCAGGTGCTTTTTCGCCTGACTGATGCCCTTCACTTTGATGCCCATGGCTACACTCCCGTCAGGATGGCGTAATCATCCGCCAGGCGCTCGAACGTATCGGCGTAACGGATGACCTGCCGCACCTCGTCGGCACCGGCGACAACCGGGTCCGCTTCGGTCGATACGCCAATCAGCAGATAATCACCAGCGCCGGCCAGAGCAAACTCCGTCCAGACGGTATTCTTCACGACGATTTCGGCGCCCAGGCTGGCTAACTTCTTGCTGAGCCCTCCCTCGTAATCACAGAGGATTTGCTCAGGTTCGGCATAGCCAAGCGGATCTCCGTATTCATCATTGCCTTCCAGTTTGCGCCAGATGGTCGCCGTGGCGGTATAGCTCCAGTTCGCTACCGATGACATCAGCCCTCCTTCCAGCGCAGCACCTTTGCGCCAGTCGCCCGGATGCGCGGGCAGTTGATATGCCACTCGCCATCCGATTTAACGTAGCCGGTAGTCTCCCGCCCGGTGTCGGTCATCACCCAGACACGGGTGAAAGAGCGCGGAAGGCCGTGCTTAACAGATTTGTACGTCATCAGCAGCCCCCGACCACCATGAACAGGCCCACGCTATTACCAGCGCTGATCGGCAACTCTCCGGTGCAGCCGCTGGTATCTAGCCGGGCCAACGAGTCACGCAGCCATGTGATGCCATCGTCGCCATATTCAAACGAGCGGGACGCGCCAGACGGCGCACCCTGCGATTTGATGCGGCGCGCGCCTGACGACGTTGCCATAAGCGCGGCGGCGTACATCAGAATCAGCTTCGCGGTGCACTCGTCATACCCGGCACCATCGAGGCACGGGATAATCTTGTTCACCGCGCAGAGGATCTGCGTAAGCAAGGCATCAGGTATGGCATACCCCAACTCAGCGAGGAGGCCTTTAATTTCTTCTGGCGTAAGCGGGGTTGCCATGGTTATTTCGCCTTTTTCGATTTAGCGGAGGTGTCTTCATCGTTGCCTGGCGTAGCCACTTCCAGTTTGCGGTCGCCGCCTGACAAGACTTCTACCAGCCCAGCGGTTTTCCACTTGATCGCAGTCTCTTCACTGACCTCCACCTTTGCACCAACCTCCAACTTCTGGAGATTGGCACCGGAGAAAAGGTTATCGCTAATCACTTTAACCAGTGCCATATCTCACCCCTTAGCTGTGTGCGTAGATGACAGATTTCTTGCTGTTGATGTCGGTCTTAACCATCAGGCCAGCAGCGCCCCAGGTGCGCCAGATGTAATCGCTGTTGTAGAACGGACGCGGGTCGGCAACAGTGCCGAACGCCTGGCCTACAATTGGAGCAATCACACCAGCGGTCAGCGGAACAATCAGGATCTGGTTACCTGTCAGCTGAGCATCTTCTTTAATCGCGGCAATACCGGACAGTTTCAGAAGCTCTTGCAGGATGGTGTCTGACTGGTAGTTGTCACTGAAGTAGCGTTCCAGGTTGGAGATGATGGCGCTTGACACATACCAGGTCTGCTCTGCGTACTGATTGTTGGTCAGCTTGAGAGTGTCGCGCAGCTTAATCGCCGCGTTACGGATCTGCTCTGCCGTGGCGGAGGCGCTGGTGAAGTCGATATTCAGGCCAGATGCGCCCAGATCAACCATCGCAACGCGCTCATCGTTCTTCAGGCCCTTCCAGGTCTTCTCATCAAACTTGATGTAGTTGCCTTCTGCGTCACGATAGCCGTTGTAGATGTAATCCACATACTGGCGACGGACTTCGTTGGTGGACTCGAACTGAGCATCAGAGATGATGTCGAACGCATCCGGGTTGTTCAGGCGAGGCTCACGCCAGTGGAACTTGAAGCCGGTATCGTGCACCGGAACCATCGTGCCGTCGTACTGGTACTGCACAGCATCCAGTGCCGCACCGATCTGGCCTGACATGGAGGTGTGAGCCCACATGCGGCCGCCGGATTTGGCGTATTCGTACACGGTCTGGTTGATGCGCACCGAACGAGACAGCGGCATCAGGTCGTTGAACAGGGTGAACTCTGTGTTCGGCTGGAATTGACGCAGCACAGTCTGGTCAAAGGCTTTGTACAGATCAGCAGGTGAGCGAACAGCGTTGATGCCATTCAGCTGATTGACTGTATTCAGGCGATCAGCCATTTCCTGCATTACGTTAATGCCCTGATGGTTCAAAGCGGCATTACGCTCCTGCGTCAGCATACCAAACTGGTACTGGTTCACGGCCAGGTTGCCGGTCTTTTCGCCCAGCGATTTAGAATAAACAAGCATTCAGTGACTCCTTACTTAATCACTACGCGAATGAGGTCGCCAGCAGCGGCGGTGATTGAGCGCTCTTCGTCGCAATAGCAGCGATCATTTTCGCCAGTGGCCCACTTCTTCACCTGGCCGTTGACGATTGAGAGAGCGTCGCCTTTTTTGTAGGTACCGGCGGCAGCGCGGACGTTCAGGAACATTCCCGGCAATGGGTGGATGCCAACCAGCAGATCATCGACAGCGAAAGTGTCATCTACCGTTTTGCAGCGCAGATAGTCAAAGTCAGCGACATAGATAATCGCTGTTTCGCTACCATCTACCGACACCTTGAAGACACCAGCATCGAAGAAGCCCAGGGTGCCGGGCTTGACCGCGGTGGCGCGGCCTTCACGGTTTAGCAGCGGATTAGGGAATACGCCACCGGCGTGAATTACGTGTTTTCCGTCTTTAGCCATTTTTTACTCCGGCATTTCGCTGACTGATTGGGTGTTGTTTGCCTGGCGGAATGCACCGTTCAGGCCGAAGGAGGTCTGGCACTTGGCATACATGGCGTCGAGCGCCTTACCATCCAGATCTGCGACTTCTTCATCGCTCATGTTCATCGCCAGCTTCACAGCCGCGCGCTTTTCGCCTTTCTCTTTGTCGGCGTTCGCGTTCAGGCTGTTGAAAACGACGTCCACACGATCGGCGAGTTTCTGCGCCCACGCTGGCATCTCTTCGTTATTGGTGGCCTGCTCTTTTTTCTTTGGCTTGCCGGTTTCCGGGTCGATTTCTTCATCGCCTTTTTTCTTGGCGGTGGCTTCTTCGGCCTTCATCTGGTTGTATGCGTCCATCAGCTCGGCGTCGGACTTGCCTTCAGTCGGCTTACCAGCGGCTTGCAGCGCATTGATAATCAGTTGTTTCATCGGATCGTTCTCTCCGTTGGTTTTAATCTCGTACTCAGTGGGTTTGCGCACGACTTCTACAGGTTCGCCGACGAACACGGCCTTGCCGTCATCATCGATGAGGTACTTCTGCTTCAGGTATTTGGTGTCATTGCGGTAGATGAAGCTGTCCGGCCACACCGTTTCAGGCCAAAGCCACTTATCTTCGGTGTCACCCTCGCGCAGCTTGTCGCTGATAGCGCGGGAGATGTCGTCGAAAGAGAAGTTGGAGGCGTTGGTGAAGAAGAATTTGGTTTTGTTGATCAGGCCGTCGCGGGTGCAGTCGATTCCGTCAGCCAGGCGGGCAACTTCGATTTGCTGCTCATCACCTTCTGAGTTAACGAAGATGCCCACGCCCTCCTCCGGCGTACCGGCTCCGGGCTCATCAAGCAGTACCGCCACATGGTCAAACATCATGTTGGTGGCGATCTCGTTGTACTTCTTGCCCTTCGATTCGCCGTTGGCGGCAATACCGGAGTACAACAGGCCGGTGGAAATGTGGATCGGGTCGGAGTTGGTGCCAGCCAGCATCTCATCCAGGCGGTTAATCAGGCGCTTGCCCTTATCGCTGGATTCGGCGTACTGGCGGTTAACGTACATGTCGCCAGTCACCTTGCCGTCTTTGTGGCTCACGTTCTGCAGCCAGGCCCCAACGTGATACTCGTTCACCGCCCGGACATCACGCGCCGACACATGCTTGCCGTCCACTTTCGGATGGCCCAGCGGCATCGGGTTACGCTCAAGCGTGTTGTAGGCCTTTTCGATTTCTGCTGCCGGGTACAACTTCCGGTTCATCACAATATCGTCCACGACAGGCGTGATGCCGCGAACCACGATATGTGGCTTGCCGTCGATGGTTTCAGTTGTGATGTTTGAAGCGGAGTTGACGACGGTCAGCACGTTAACGCGGTTGCGTTTCATGCTGGGTCCTCACTGGTGGATTTCAGGCAATAAAAAAGGCCGCCGTGGCGACCTGTTGTGGGATTCAATAGCTATTTAAATTTCAGTTCGAACTCAGCATCTAAAACTATTGCATCAATGAGTTTTTGTGTGGTTTTAGCCATTTCATGATACGCAATGAAGTCTGGATAACCTTCCTCATGAACGCTGTGTTGTGCAGCTGCGTCATCTTGAAAGAATTTATTCAAAAACTCCCTCGTTAAGGGGCTTAGAGAAATTGGAGCAAGTACATAAAATCGATGAAGTTGAGCGTTTAACTCACGAAACCTTACCCAGTCAACTTTCCCATCGGGCAGTGGCTGTAGGCGACGCCCCCTTTCTGCGACTGCCTCATAATAATCTGAGGCATAGTCATACATCGCTTTAATTTCGAAAAGGATGTCAATTAGCTGGTTGTAGGCCGCATGCTTTTTCTCCCACCATTTCTCATGGTAGAAACGACTTAAAGCAAATTTGGCAGTAAACCAAGCAGCGGCGACCCCTGTCGTTATTGGCACAACAAGTGTTAGAAAAAACGAACCAACTTCCTGAGGTGTAATGCTCATCGATATAATGTCATGAATATTATGATGAACCTATTTAGCACTAATCAGCATCAGGTTTCCACTGCTTGCGCTCTTTCTTCAACTTATCCGCCAGCCCCTCATTGAAGATACTGCCATCGTCATTAAGCAGCACCGGAATCTGGCTGCAATAGCAGTTGTACCGGTTCCCGTTCACGGCGTAGAAGTCGCGCACCTCTTCGGTGGTGTAGACCTTGCCGTGACGGCTGGCGTGCCAGGTGCGCGTCGTCGGCTTGAGCGCTGACAGCCACAGCAGGCCGGTATTCAGCCCCAGCCGGTCAGCGGCCCAGTCCGTTTCGTTCCATTGCGCCTGCCGAAGCGCGCCGACCTGCTCTGTCTGAGCGATGGTCTTGGCCTTCGACATCGACACATCGAGACGCTTGCTGATGACGCTGGCGGTTTCCCTCGGGTTTACGCCCCGCGCCACCGCATCGGTGATGATGTTGGTCAGGTCGCCGCGGGCAGTGTCGCTGATGACCTTCCAGTCACTGAAAGTTGTCAGCCTGGCCGCCGCCACCTGGTTAAGGTGACCGGGACTATTTAAAAGCTGCTGGAGAGTCGTCTGACTGGCGTACACCTGCGACTGCTGCGAGAGGTTATTGAAGGCCTCCAGCGTGCCGCGCTGCGCTTCTGCGACGACGTAATCAATCGCCCAGAGGTTTTGCTCGCCACCTTCAAGCAGGTAATCGTCGAGAATGCCCTGAACCGCTTCCAGCAGGTCAGCCAGTTCCTGCGCCGACATGTCGTAGATAAACTTTCCGGCATTGACCTGGTAGAGCCGCATATCCTCGCCGTGGTCGTGGCACAGGAAGTGCCAGTTATGGCTGTTTACCTCACGCTCTCGCCCGGTCATGCGCTGGTCGAACAGCGCTTTCAGTGCGCGCTTGATGCCGAGATACCGGTCCTCAATATCCCGGAACATCGCGGTGACCTGTTTTGCCGATCGCGTTGGGTCAACCTTGCTGCGCGGAACTATCGGCAGCCCCACTTTTGCCGTCTGTTCTGGTGTCATCGGCCAGTGGATCATCAGTTGTCACCTTATCGTCAGGTTTTGGTGGTTCTTTTGGCTTCGGCAGAGGGTCAAGACCAACAATCTCGCGCAGTTCGTTAGCCGTAAATGGAGGTTCTCCACCATAGAAGCCAGATGTTTTCTGCACAATGTCGGCCAGTTTCGAAGCGTTCTCGATCTTCTCCTTCTCGCCGGGGGCCAGCAGGTCGCTCCACGAGATGGTGACCTCGCCTTTGGTTGGCGGGTCGATAATCCCAAGCGTCCAGAAGCGTTCAAGCAGCGCGGTAATGCGATCAGTCAGGAAGCCATTACGCCGTGTGTTTCGACGGATAGCCCAGTCCGTTTTGTCCTCGTCACTCGCCAGTCGCCCGGTCTGCTGACCGAACAGGATGGTGAACGGGATTTGTACGGAGGCTGCCAGTTCGTTCGCGGTGACTTCCCACGTTGGCCCTGGGTCGCCTGGCGTAACGCTCAGAACATGCATCTGACCGGCCTGCATTACGGCTGCCGCATCAGTGCCACGGTTCAACTTATTGACCTTGTCGCCCATAGCCTCGCCTAGATCAGAATAGCCAGCAGCTTTGGCTTGGTCTGCCAGTGTCGCCATGTCGGTTTCTTTACTGAATTCAACGGCAATCTGACGGCTAGCGTTCTTCAGGAAACCCTCAGCACCACCACCTGATACCTTCTCAAGGTCGAGGCCTTTGTTGTAGCCAGCCTCCAGCAGAGGAATGCCAGACAGCACGTTGTCGTCTTCAGATCCTTCGCAGAACAAGATAACGCGGCTCGGGTGTACCGGTTCGCCGCGCATCGGACCGACAAAAGGCTCATCACCGACCGGCTGCTCATTGAAGTTGAACATCTTCGGCTGGCCGAAAGTTTCTGACTGACGGTCGTTATCCCATTCGGCGACAGTTAACTGCGGCTCCCATACCGGGATAAGTTTTACCAGCGCTGACTCGCCAAGGGATTTCACCAGCTTGATATCTACTGGATCGTTCCACGACTTATTATCTTTCACCTGCAGCAGCAGCGCGGAGTAGCGTCCAACCATATTGCGGCGATCGGCATCCTTCACCTTCGGCCACAGCTTCTTCATGAACTTGGTGACTTTCTTTTCCCAGGCGTTTGTTTTCTCCGCTTCCTGTGCTTCATCACCGTCAACTATGACCGGATAATCCTGCCAGCAACCATCCAGCAGGCGATGCACCACAGCGAATCCAGCGGCGTTGCGGCGGTACATGTTGTAGAAGTCGTTGAAGGTGATCGTGCGTGGGTAGCCAAATTCCTGATAAAGCGTCGGACGCTTCGTGTTGCCACCACCAATGCCGATAGCATTCAGGTAATTCGCTCGCCGCATTTCAGTGGCGAGGTTGTTCACAGCCAGTTGAAGGCCGTTATCTTGTTCGCTCACTGGCGATGCTCCTTAGAAGAATACTGTGCCGACCTGCTTACGGTTGTTCTTCGCTACTGCGAAATAACGGAAGCTGTCAGCGCCGTGCGATGTGAAGTCATGAAGCGGTTTATCTTTCCAACAGCCGCGCTTGTCATCCCACTCCTTGCGGTAGCTTTCGAGGTGAGAGATGCCAACAGCACACTTCTCTTCGTCGAATACGCAGGATGAGAGAATTTCACGGGCCGATTCAATGCCGGTGTCGATCCCGGCTTTAGGCACAACGCGGAAGTTCATCGAATACATCTGGCCGTCAATCTCGTAACCTTCTCGCGCCAGTTCTTTGCGTGACTTCGCATCAGCAGCGAACTCGCGGTTTTCGATGTCGTGCGGCCCCCAGTGCTCGCCGTACTTATAGCCGCGGTCTTTCAGCACCTTCATGTAGTGCCTCAGGCCTTCGCCGGAGTTTTCGTAGTAGTCGATGATGTGGAACTCTTCGCCAACCTCGCGAACGAACCAGATCGCCGTGGAGTCGCCCACACCGATATCCCAGAACGTGTGCACCGGCAGGTGTGAGTTATCCGGGATTTGGCCAATCCGCTTGTTGGTGTACAGCCAGCGGAACTGCTTGGCATAGTACGCGCCCTCGACAGACTGCTGGAATGCCTCGGCCGGAATGGTCGGGTATTCGCGCTTCATGTCATCGCCGAGCGTTTTCTCTTTGGCGTAGTACCAGGCTTTCTGGCGTTCGTTGACGACTACGCCGTGCTTCGCCTCCATCTCAGAGAAGTATTCCAGCAGGCGCACCGGCAACGGTTCAACCGGGTCGATTGCGTACTGCGGGTTCTTCCACCATGAGAAGAAGAAAAACTTCCAGTCCAGCGCTGATAGCATTTTACCCTGCAGCAGCGCTTTCTCTGCCGTCTGGCAGTAATCGAAAAAGTAACCCGCCCGGCCCTCTGCTGTACTCTCGATGGTAGCGAAGCATCCAGTCGATACCGCCTCAAAAGCACCAGTGACGATCTCACGGGCTTTGTCCGGATACTTGGCGCATATCTTTCCAAACTCGGAAACGTGAAGGTAGCGCAGCGTACCACCACGAAACGACGTACTGACGTATAGCGAGCCGCCCTTCTTAAAGACCAGCTCACCAGACGAGTCATTGCTCGCCGGGTTGGCCGCCTTTATCTCTGCTGGCAGCTTGTCGTATGCGTACTTCACCTTTTCGCGAAACAGGCGCTTTGCGTCATTCAGCGTGTGGGCAATCAGCGCGCACTTCGCCGACTCGAACAGTGACGCGTCCAACTGGATAATGCACACCTCAGTTGTGAAACCGAGCTGACGTGCTTTCAGGATGATGTTGCGGGTGTGGATCCCCTCGAAGTATTCCCGCTGCTCAGGCGTCATCCTGAACCGCGTTGGCTTACCCTCTTTGTCGGTGATCCAGTAGAGATTATTCAGCCGCCAGTCTTTATCGGACAGCAGCTTCAGGTGCTCAGGTTTCATTACGCCCCCTGAGACAGTGAATCCATGAGTTCAGAAATTGAATCAACAACGTGCTCAGTTTTCACCTGCTCACGGAATGCCTGGACATCAATGTGCTTACCAATCAGTTCGAGGTTCTTAACCTTATCAGGCCACTTAATCTTCTTGAGCAGTGCGGCGGTGTTTCCCTCGGCTGACATCTCGACGACATCCAGCCCGGATAATGTCGTCCTCCAAACCTTCGGCCAATCAGAGACCGGCTTCAGCTCTCCGGTCGAGGTAAGTATGTCGAGCACGTCCATCTGGTCAATCTCAACCAGACGATTAAGGACATACTGCGCATTGATAGATACATCCTCGTTGCGCTTCGCTTTAAGTTCAGCAATTCTGGACTGGATGTCAGGTTTTGACAGGTTTTCGGACGCAGTACGGTTAGCGGTCTTTGCGCTGTACCCCGCCCGAATAGCCGCTTGTGTAGCGTTTAAATCGATGAGGTACTCGCGACAGAACATTTCTTGCTTGTCTGTGAGTGCCATTTCTTCTCCAAGGAGGATTTATGAGCTCTTTAACTTTTATTGGATTGTCGCAACTACTTTCGAAGAAAGGTGAGTTGTTACAGCAAAATACGCATGACTTACTAGATCGTGTTAACGCCGCATGGAATAACAAACGTGACCTTAATAAACAAATTTCCATAGGGTTAAATGATGGTGAGCTTGAGGTTTCAATTCCCCAACTACGCTTTAAGTGTTTTACGGAAAGCAAGCTTTCACTTTACGAGGGCTCGTTAATCGGGGTCATCACTTTTTACACATCTCGGGATGGAAAAAATCAAGAATTTCATAAAGTTTTTCTTGATTGGGACAATTGCATGCATTTTGGGGCGCCAGATTCGACTCCTTCAATCGACACCGATTATGCTGAAAATGTTGAATATCACTTCATGAACGCCCTGATCGAGTCTGCTTCTCGTAATAAATTAATTTAGAAACCGTTTAAAGGGTGGTGAATTTCCCCACCCTGTTAATCTTCATCCTCTTATTCAAGAGTAATGTTTGGCAGAGGCGTAAACTGCACGCGCTTCACATCGGCAGGAGCGAAGTACAGCCACTCGCCAGTTTCGGTAGCCAGCGGCACAAAGCCGTTAACCAGCTCAGGCTGACGTCGTGACATCTTGCCAGTGAAGGTTTCGCCTGTTTGCGTGGTTAGAGTGATTTGGTAGGTGTCTGACATGATTACCTCTTTGCCTTGTCGCAGCTTTTGCCCTGCTTCTCAGAAGTGCTTAGCCACTTACGGCTTACCCGTCAGCAAGATGTGATCACCATCCTTGCTGGGTTACACAGAACATTATCGAAGCCCCTCAGTGAAGAGCTTCTGTAATGGAGAGCCGTTGTGAAAGTGGCTCTCTTGCCGACGAGCTCAATTTTGAGCCCGTTACGCTGCTTCGTCTTTTTTTGGCAGACCGGGGATGACCAACTGAATCTGCTCCTGCATATGAATCCTTTCAGATTCAATACGGCGCTTTTCACCGCCAACGCCCCAGTTATTCATAATTCGAGCTGCTGTACTGACACGCTTGGTCTTATGCTGATACTCCAACTCAAGCTTGTTGGCCTCAGCAAAGAGGGAAAGCTTGCCCATCACGACATCGCGGAAGGTCTGATAAACTTTCACTTCGAAAGACGCCGAAAGCCATGCGGCATACTTTAAGGCGATCAACTCATGCGCCCACGTCCCACGATTAGCTCCACCGTGTATAACATCAAGTATCTGATTTTGCTCCAAAGTGTCTTTTAGCACTTTGGAAACTTCATCGACAAAAGCCTGCACTCCATCAGCACCGATAAACTGACTAGGCACCTGCCACTTCTTGGCAAGTCCACCGGCAATTGCGGCTCTGTGCATATCGTTCAGGTTATAGGTTCCGTGCTCATTACTTCTGACGTGAACATTTTCGATAACAATGCTTGGGTGATTCATAGCGTTTTTACCTTTTAGAAAGATGAGCCTGTTCGCACAGAAAAGCCGCCCCGAGATGGTCGCCACCATATACGGCAGTTCTCAGGCTCAGCTTTCTGAAAGACTCGGGATTGTCATGCGCTGCGATGCGCGGTTTACTGCGGAAATAAAAAAGCCCCGCAATCGCGAGGCTTGATTAAATCATTTAAATTCAGATAGATATAATCACTCAATGAATAGATATTCGTTGAATTGAATAGCTATAAATAGACATGACCAACTGAAATATTTTTCAATTTTGCTTATTTAAGGCACTGCGTGTTGATGTATTCATGCAGCCCATTAATCATTTCTTTGGTGACTTCGATTCCGTCCCGGTGATCGAAATAATTCCGTCTAGCGTCTGGAGTAAGTTCGGGGGTTCCTGCATCATCCACGCCGGTGGCGGAGGTGGTTTTGGACACTCGCGAACAGGTTGCGGCGACGCGCAGCCGTTTAGCACCAGAATCGACATCCCGACGCAAATTGCTAATGGTCTTTTTCGCATCGGCCAATTCCTTCGTGTATTTGGCGTCCAGCGCAGCGACATCCCGCTGGCGCACCTGCATATCTTTGATGGTGGCGTTAGCCAGGCTGAGATTCTTGGTGGCTTTGTCGCGCTGGTCTTTGTAGGTTATGGCGTTGTCGCGATAGTGGTTCACGGAGAATGCCAGCACGCCGATTAACGCTATCACCAGCAACTGCAACCAGTAACGCCTTACCAATGCGCCAATCACGACAGGAACAGAGCACGCTCCGCCTCACGCCGACGGGTCAACCCATTAAAAACTTTACCGCCAGCTTTATTCCAGCGCAGAAACTCATCAGCAGCGCCAGCATAATCACCGGCGTTGAGTTTTCGCAGGAGAGTCGATGTCGACAATGACCGGGCGCCGAGGTTATACGTGAACGACACTAGGGAGTCGAATTGCCCCTGAGTCAGTGCAACCTTAACCAGTCGGGACACGTCGCTTTCGTAGCTGACAAGTCCGGTCTTCAGCAAGTGCTCAGCCGTTTCCTGCTTAATCGCCATCCCAGCGCGGATTGGCTTCCCGTCGACAGGCTGAGTCCAACCATAGCCGATCGTCCATACGCCGACGCTGTCCTGGTAGGCGGTGAGTTTGCAGCCTTCGAACTCTTTGATCAGGGCAATGCCTTTATCACTGGTTTGCATTCTTCATCCCCGTCAAGCGTTCCCAGAAATACGTAAGAGCAACGGATCCCATCGCTCCGCTAATGCCGGATGTGACCAGAATCATGTGAAAGCTCAGGCCGCTCTCCACGCTTATCAATCCACCAATCAGGCCGGTAAAGCCGGAGACAGCGATCTGCGCGAGAGCGTTAATCCAGCTCCATGTTGCTTTATTCTGCTTAACGTCAATCAGGTAGCGAACCAAACCGCCCCAGCATGCAATGCCGAGCAGAACTAGCCAGGACAGGCCTACAATTTTGTGGTCGTCATTCATACGTTTTGCCATATCACCTCCGAAGGAACGGGGTGCTGTGTTTGTAGTGTGGGAGGCCGTCAGACACTGATAGCTACGTGGCATCTGGGATTGATTGTCTGCGGCCTGAATAAAAAAGCCCACGGCGCGTGGGCAATATGAGGGTCTAGCAATGTCAGCTCTTTGTCTGGATACCCTGGCTGGGATTTGGTGCCAGTTAACGGACTTGAACCGCTACCCATTCGCTTACAAAGCGACCGCTCTACCATTAGAGCTAAACTGGCAAATTTGGCGGGACAGGAAGGATTCGAACCTTCGACCAATCGGTTAACAGCCGATCGCACAACCTCTGTGCTTCTGACCCTGAATGCAAAAAGCCCCTGCATTTCTGCAAGGGCTTCATATTTGGCGTGCGGTTCAATGACTGAGCATCCGACTTGACGCACCCCAAGTCCTCATAACGGCTTATCTCAGTTAGCCTACACGTCTTTCCGTAGTGTCAGCAAACCTCTCAGCTTGCGACGGTTGGAGTACCAGACGATGCGTCGAAGATACCAACTAGGCGGGTCAATGGTGAGAGCCGCCTCTTTTGCCTCACCACTACTGTAAGTGCGTTACATACAAAAGTCGCACAATATCAGATTTACATGAAATATAGCCTTTTCAATCCAGTTTTGCAAGACTTGGTACTAAATTTGTCGACTTTTGTTGTGAACGTGATCGCGTTACTTGCAATAAGGCGATGCTATCCAGACGCATGAATGTGCGTTTCATCTCCAGCCACCGATCGGTAAATGTCTCTGACCAATTCTTTGGTGTAACGCCTACTAGTTGAGCCAGTTGCTGGTATTCATAGGTTTCACGTCCTGCCAGTTCCGCTTTCACGTCCTGAGCCGCCAACCAGATAAGCGCCTTCAGTCTATCCAGCGTCTTCCCTGCCACCTTCTTTGCGCCAAGAGAGGCTTTGAACTCTGACCACGCCCATTGGGTGATAGAAACCTGATTCTCCCAGCGAACATTCTCACTGTAATTCCAGAGTAGCCATGCTTTCTGGTGCTCTTCCAACGATAGAACGGCGCGCCGCCATGATGCTGTTGAATACTCCACTGGTTGAATGAGCGGGATGTGTGAGCCTTTGGCGCGTGATTGTTGCCCGGGGATTGGTGGGCTGGTTGGATTCATCAGGCGACCATTAGCCGGATTAACCACCTTCAGACGAGAACGGCTGCGCGGTGTCGCTTCAAACATCGCATTCTCAGCAAACGCTACCAGTTGCCCTTTCGTCGCCCCGCTAAGATCTGCGGTCGCCACAATGAGCTGCTGACGTACGTATTCCAGTTGCTGACTGTTCATGCGGCTTCCTTATGTGGCTGGTTGGTTTTTGTCTGGCTGTGCTTTGCTATTGGCGGCAGGTTGGCGCGCTTAACGCATTCTGCCTGGTACTTTTCGAAATCAGCTCTGGTCATGATTCCACCACTCCCGTGCTGACTTTCTGTATTCAGGGTTCTCTGTCTGGCAGATAATTTCCGCTCGATCGCCGCTTATCAGCTCGCGAGCTTTCGCATACAGCCTTTCTCTTTTCGAAAGCTGTGTCGTTTCATACCAGGCGCTGGCAGCGAACTTTCTCGCTTCAACTGGAGTGAATGCCTTCACGCTGCCTCCTGCTGTTTCAGTGCTTTGAGCTTGGCGCGGTACTCATCGCGGATCCGTATGAAGTCTTCGCGGCGGTAGTTGGTCATTTCGTGTGGGCCGTTGAGCCAGTCGACGTATCCCTGACCGTAACGAGCGACCAAGCCAGCTTCGTAGTGCTGCGCCACGGTCGCCTCTTTAGCGGTGTACTTCCCGGCCCCGGCATTACAGGATTTGCACTGCTTATGGGCATTGCGCTCTTCAAAGCGCAGTTCAGGGTTAGCGCCGACCGTTTTGAAGTGTCCGCAGTCCCACCGGCCGCCATGCAGATCAGGAGGATTAGTCTCACCGCAGCTGATGCATGGCAAATCGGCATCACGCGCGCGAATGTAGGCATTGAATGCCTGCTGAGCCTGCGCTTTGTAGTAACCGGCAGGCCGTAGCTCTGCCAGACGTTCCTTGCGGCGTTTGCGCCCGGCCTTCTCTGCCTCTTTCTGCTCCTTGATGCGCTTAGCGGCGGCTTTCACCTTCTCCTTCTCGCGTTCTTCCATTGCGAGGATTGCGCCATGTTCCGGGCAGCACCAGCGGATCCGGATGTCATGGAATTTCGGCACGAAGTATTCACCGCACACTTTGCACTTACGGCGGGATGGTTTACGCATGGTTCCTCCGTGCAGCGAGACGCAGCCATTTCTGATCCACCAGGCGGGCGGTGTAGCCCTTCAGTGTCGGGATGTCGGACGGCTTAACCGCGGGCTTACGTTGGCGGCGTGCCGTAACGCGGAAGATTTCATTGGTGATGACGCGTGCGAGAGGACTACCCACGGGAAGCCCTCCACTCTTGCGCCCAGGCGATGCGCTTACTGGATGCTTCGGAGAACTTCACTCCGCGGTCGGTTCCGAACCAGTAAATCGCCTCGATGACGCCTACCATGTAGCGCTTGCTGGATTTGGATGTGCGGACGCCGAAATAAACGCGTCCGCCGTTGATGCCCGGCGCGGATTTCTGCTCCTGGTTATGGGTCTGATTCACCAGAACGGTGATGAGGTCCTTCCACTCTTCGCGAGTCAGCTTTTCGCCGTGCCAGACAACCTGGTCAGACAGGTCTTTCAACAGCGGCCACATCAGGCGGTTCTGCTTATCGGTGCGTGTCTCTTCCCGGGCCTCGACCACCATCGGCGCGCGAGGGTTTACCGGCAGAGTGCGAATGTACGCGATGAGGTTCTCTTTAACGGTGTCGTTGACGATGCAGTAGTGCTGCTTCATACGCCACCTCCGAGAGGTAACGCAGAATGCAAAAAATCGCAGGTGCATTTCTGCATCTGTGACAAGGTGGAGAGTTCAGATTGTGGTCGCATTTAAGTCCCCTTAAATGCGCAGAAGTCACCAGAGTTGTTCAGGCTCTGGTGAAGTGATTATGGCTGGTTGATTATTGGAAATCAAACGTTGCTTGCTGTTGCGCGTTACTTATACGGGGGATAAATCAGCAACTTCCTGGAGAGCTGAATTTATGAGGAACGTAACCACGCCTATCACGTCGACATCATCCAGCGATTCACCTTCCAGCGCCTCGCCATCTGCAGTTATCAGTGACTTGCCCATAAGCTTTGCGAACTGAGTACGTCCACAGTTATTTATGAGGATTGGCGCTCCCTGTTTAACTTTGAGTGCGCGGTTAATCACTGCGTAGCCGGATGACGTATCAATGACTATACAGTTAGCGTCCATGTGGCACAGGCGATCGACTGTCAGGCGCATTTCTACGTAGTCGTTAGCTGGAGACGGGAAGCCCATATAAACACCTCACAATAAATACTGTATGTACATACAGTATAATCGTAATTTGTGGGTGTCAATAATGCTTACTTCTTCTCGTTCTGTGCAGCCATATCCAGATAGCGCGGATCGGATGATTTCGGAAGCGTAATACTCTGCTCGCGGTAGAAACGTACTCGCTCCATGAAGTATTCACGCAGGTGCTCTGGCTGATCACGGGCTACCTGTTCAGCGATAACTGGCATATTCATGCGCTCTTTGTACGCGACACCACTGGCGGCAAGGTCAACGTTAACCTTGTCCTGCTCTTCTTTTGGTTTTGCTGCGATGTTCCAGTCAGACATAAGAATCCCCTCGATGGTCTGAGGGGATTATACATCACTGAGCGGATTTGCGTTCTGCTGCTAATTTATCCATCGATATTCACCTTGATAGCGAACACCTTCACAGGCTTGTCACCGAAGTGAGGATGAGTTATCACCTTAATTTCGTATCCGTCATACGGGATGTCGATACGCTTGCTCATATCATCGCGCTTCGGATAACCACGGGTGATGATCAGGCGGTCATAATCCTTACCATGAATGCGGCGACCCCAGTACGGATTAACCAGGCGATACTCTTCCGTTTTCTCTCCTGACTTCATCTGGTCGAAGTATTCACCGTTAACTGCCAGTTGAAGGTTAGCCATTCTTCACCTCCTGCTGTGGTGCTGCTGGATATGCGCTACCAATCTGTCCTAGTTCGTTACTTCCAGTGCAAGCATTCCTGTGGTCATTGGCATGCGGACAGCGCTTGTTTCCACAGTCAGGGCAAACGACAAATCGCATGTCACTCATCGTTACGGGGCGGCAAGTACGACACCAACAATCCGGAGTTACCGGAGAGTTGCCATCACCATCTGGCATATCCGGCCCCTTTCGAATCGCCTTAGCAAGTTCGATTGGGTCATCGTAAAGCCAGTCACCTGTTTGCGGATGATTGGCCTCTGCCAGTTGTGCAGCCCACTCCAGACCATCTTTGTGTCCTTGAAGATAGTCCAATGGCAACTCATCACGATTACTTACAGGTTGGCTACCCTGAAGCATGGCGGCGCGACCACCATTGACCATCTTCACGCCCAATCGAATGTCATCAAATTCCAAGTCACCTTTAATTTCAGCGTGACGGAAAGCGATGGAAAGGAATTCAAGGCACTGCTCGTTTGTCCATTCAGGTACTACCGGCGCTGGCCGTGCAGACAGTAATGCTTTTGCCATACACATTGATTCCAGTTCTGTAGCCTCAGCTATGCCGTCACGGATTAACTCAAGACCATCTTTTTTTAACAGCTCAACCCCTTTGTACATAACTGGGACGATCGCCACAGGCTCTGCACCAAACGATGCAATGGCCGAATCAATCACCTTCACAGCATCAGCCATTGCGTATCCGAGATTACCGCCGTCGCTTTGTGTTGCTGCTTTGCTGAGTATTTCGCTTATCTGGTGCAGGCGCTCGAGTGATACAGGACCGTGCGCCGGGTGGTTGTTAGTTGTCATGGGTTAGTCCTCACGGTTCTAAACAATACTGATTGCTGAAAGCCGGTAAGAAACCATAGCCCATCGACTCGCTGGCTCATCTCGTACCAGTCTTCCGGGTTAAGGTCGGACACGAGGTTGTCACCACAAATACAAATATCTGGTCCGCGTTTCTCGGAATCATAAATATCACCTGGTGAAAACCACTCAGGATTAGTGGAATGAACGCACTCCATTTTGGTTACGTCAGTCATCTCACTCCCCCTTCACGCCAATGCCAGCGGCGCTTTCTAACAAGTCGTCAGCGGCCTGAATATCAGGATGCTCGTCATAATCTGGCAGATAGCGACGGGCGACGGCGGCGAGATTGTTAAGCACTGTGTGATAGTCAGTTATGCGCTTCTCTGCGGCTTCCAGTTCATTCAGCAGATCCAGCACGGTTTGTGAATGAATATCCATGTTGAACACGCCATGCTCTTGAGCTTTCTCTGCTGTTTGGCGCAGAGCCTCCTTGTTGAGTGCTGTCATTGGGCTGTTAGTCATTACTGTTGTCCTCGCAGCAATGGTGTCGTCCTTCATGGTCTGTGCTTATATGTCCACAGATGTCGCATTCGATTTCAGGCCCCTCGCATTCATGATCATCAGGTTCGTCTGCATTGTAAAAACAACCACAGATACCGCACATAGCTTCAGGGACATCGTCATAATTTGTAGTTCCGGTAATCACGATTGCACCTCACAACATTTACCCTCACGCAGTTCCTCAGCAAACTCACAGGCTTCAGTTGCTGAAATACTGCAATGACGAGAAAACTCATAATCTCCTGCTTTCTCCTGCTCTGCTGCAATCTTGCTCTGCTGGAACGCAAACATCTCCACACCCTGCGCCCGCACTTCAGCCAGGAAAGCGTAGGTGGCCGGCGTTTCCATTGAGCGATACAGCGCAACGATATCGTCTGTTTCACTTGGTTCTTCATGCGAGCAATTAGGGCACACAGCCACACTGTTAGCGTGTTGCTCGATAAGTTCTTTCAGCCCCGCATTCTCCGCCGCCAGCTCCCTGCACTTGCTCTCGGCGTTAGCGAGCTGTACTGCCAGTTCTTCGTAGGTTGGTTTCATGCTGATACTCTCCCGTAAAACGCCAGAACTCTCTTCATCGCCGCACTATTGCGGCACTCCTGAAATATTCCATTGCTGCAGTTGCGCGCGGTACCGGACTGCTCTTCCGGCGTAGCCAGGCGATAAGTAACCGTTCGCCAGACTTTGCTGATGCGCACGAGCTTGTTGACCTTCTCCAGCTCGAGTGCGTTCTTCGTGATGCAGTTGATGCTCATGCCACACTCTGTGGCTACATCCTTCGCTGTGAAGGTCCGGTGCGTTTCGAGATAACGCAGAATTGCCTGTTTGCCTTTCATCTCACACCATCCCGTTCGACTTGTTACGGTTGTACTTTGCCTGTAGCAGTTGGATTGGAGTCGGTCCACGATCGGCAGCAGGTGCTGCGATTGCCCGGCGCACCGGTGGCACTGGCTTGCCCTCAAAGACGCGCTTCTCCCACATGTCCAACAGGTCACCCGCCTCACGTGCCAACTCACCATGTGTTAACTGGCGCTCTGTGCTGCGGTGGCGCAGTTCGACGCAGATGTGGTACATGACCGGCTGAGACCAGGGGAATTGCTCGCTGGAAGTGAACTCGAAAGAGCGGTTACGCCAGTCCCAGTATTCGGTGATAACCTGTTCAACAGTGATACCCAGGACCCCGCCGATCTGCTTGCACCAGGCGACGAACTGGCCCGGCGACGGCAGGAATGGACGTTCCTGGCGGCGGGCAACGCGCATACCGGCATCAACCTGGGCCATTGAGTGGATCCCGTTCTCCTGAAACGCCAGCAGCCACTGACGGCGGAACTCGTTCAGGTCTTCCTGAGTGCGGAAGTTCGCCATGCTGGCCGGAAATGCGGCTCGCAGCTGGTTAAACAGTCCGTTGAATACCTGAGCAACCTGCTCGACCGGCGCACGCTCCTGGTACTGCTCTGGCAGGTTATGGGCTATGCGGCTCATCTGCTCGCGGTCGTGGTTACGTAACTGCTCTGCAAGAGATTTCATCGAATCACCTCATAGGCCCAGTCAGTGTTGTTGAAGTCCAGTTCCTGCTTGACGGCGCGCTGCTCACCACCAGCGCTGCGCTGCATCGTCAGCTTGTCCCACTGCTTACGCAGGCTTTCCGGGCTCAGGATGTTGGTCTGCCAGAAGTGGTGTTTGCTGGCCCAGTCATACAGCGCACAGATGTCCTGGTGCGACCGGTTGTCTATCTGGCGCATCAGGCGAACGGTGTTAGACCATGATGTCAAGTCCGGGTCTTTGCAGGTTGGGTTAATCAGCTTCACCCTGGAGGAAATCCACTTAGCGATCTCGAGGTCTTCAGCCGATCCCCACTTCGCACCGGATGGGGTGTAAACCGCAGCTTCTGGATGAGCTGATAAAAATTTCTTCAGACGTGCGTCTGAGGATTCGCCAGAATTCTCGGACGAAGATCTTTTAATGTTTTTATTGTTGTTATTACATTGTTGTTCATGATTCTCGGTGAAACGCTCGGTCAAATGCTCGCAGTTATGCGCGGCATCACCTTCCGAAGCCCCGCCATTACCGGCTTTGCCATGCTCGGCATTAAGCGCGGAAATATGCGCGGTGAAACGCTCGGGTAAATTGTCCATTTTTTGAGCGTATTCAGCGTAATTTGTGATGGTTATCACAGAGCCTTTTCTCTTCTCTCCGGAGCGAGAAATCATCCCTTCACGCTCGAAAACATCAAGCATCCTGTCGACTGCGTGGCGACTGCATGGCTTCCCTTCCCTGTCGCATAAATTCAGCCCCAGATCGGCTGAGGTGGTGACCAGTTGTCCGGTTTGCAGCGGCCATTGGCGCCCCTTGAAGTTTGCTGTGTAAGGCTGGCGTGCGGCAGACAGCAGCAGGTTTTCCCACAGCGTGCGCAGGAAGACGTCCTTCGACCAGGTTTGCTTCAGAACACTCCGGTACAACGGGATGAATCCGGTTTTCTGGTTCTCCATCCGGTTGCTCCTGACGGCAGAATGCGCCGCAAAGTTTGCATAGGCGACGTTAGACATAGCTATGACTCCCGTGCCTGGTGTTTTGGATTACTCTTTGTCATAATGACCTCGTAATTACTGCCGTAATTGCACCTGAAAGTCGGTTCTGTTCGCGCAGACCGGCTTTCGCCATTTCTGTAGTTCTCACATAACCCCCAGCATCGAAGTGACCATCGTCATCAACGGCCCTACCTGCTCCGGCATGAGGCGGAACAGCGAGGCTATACCCTCGCTTACCTCTTTGAGCTTCTGATGCTCTGGAGCGTCCAGCAGCACTGCCTGTTTAGCCTCTGCGAGTTCTTTCTCGGCCTCAGCCAGGCGAGACATTTTGCAATCGGAACCGATCAGGCGAGTGCGATACTCAACCGGCAGGACCGCCATGATTGCGGGTGTCAGCTGGCGCACGTTCTCGCGGTACTGTTCGGAGTCGAAACGGTTATCCAGGAAGCGGAACAGCTTCTGGCGCGCCCGGCTGATGTCTTCCGGAAAGCTGATGGCGGTCCCGCCCTGCTCTCGGTATTCGTTGATGATCAGCGCAGAAACGACGTCCTGATTGTCCAGCTCCGATGACCATGCCCGGACCGCATCGCGGATCTTTTCGTGGTCTGGCGCCGCCTTATGTTGAGCGCGGTTTATCATCGCTCCCGGGTGTATTCCGGTATTGTGTTGATACGCAAGTGAATGCATTGCTTTCCCTTTCGTGGTTAGGGCCGCCGTTAAGCGGCTTTTGGTTTACTGATTTCAAGAATCTGGCTCTCGGTAAACTGTCCACCAGATACAGCTGCGATTTTGGATGCATAGCCTGTTTCACCGGTGTAATCGGTACGCGGCAGGCAACCGCTGTTAATCCATTTGTAGATAGCGCGGGGAGTGCGCCCGCAAGCCTTCGCCACCACCGGTACACGGATTTGCTTGATGATGTCGCCAAGGTTTTTAGGTTGCATTTGGTAACCCTCAAATTGAACTGTAAGTACATATTATGTCGGAACTGATAGTTCACGCAAGTGATATTATGATTGAACCCATGGTTCAAGAAGAAAGAGCGCGTAAAGAGTTCTCCCAACGGCTAGCGCTGGCCTGCGATAAAGCTGGTTTACCTGCACATGGTCGTCAGACTGAGTTGGCAAAACTCATGAAGCTGACACCTAAAGCGGTAAGCAAGTGGTTCAATGGGGAGGCTATTCCAAGACGTGGGAAGCTGCAGGAATTGGCGGCTATACTTGGCACATCCTCCTCTTTCCTGTTGGGCGATAGCGCTGCTGATGGCATATCTGAAGGGCATATGGCGATGAGGGATGATTCTTTCCGTGTAGACGTTTTTGACATTCAGGCTAGTGCTGGGCAGGGAGTTCTCGTGCGAGATGAATTCATTGAAACCATCAGATCCATTGAGTATTCAACTGAAGAGGCTCGCGCCGTCTTTGGAGGCCGCCCGGCTGATCACATAAAAATGATTGCCGTTAATGGCGATTCGATGTCTGGCACGTTCGAGCCGCGAGACCAGATCTTCGTCGACGTCAGCATCGACTGCTTTGACGGTGACGGCATATACATTTTCGTTCTGGACAATGATCTCTACATCAAACGCCTTCAAAAGCAGCACAAAAAATTAGCTGTGATTTCAGACAATAAAAAATATGAAACCTGGTACATCGAAGATGGTGATTTTTCTTCTCTCCGCATATGCGCGAAAGTGCTGGTAAGCCAGTCAAGGGCATACAGATTTCATAGTTGAGGAAGTTAAGCATGGAAGCAAATAAGGTTACTGATCTGAGTGATGGAAGCGCCTTGTACGAGCTTGGCGATCACCTCATCACCTGCAAATTAAGCCAGGATAGGCAGTGGCAGCTAGGGGTTTTTAAACGTGACGAAAGTAACCTGAGAGATGACACGCTTGCGGTTTTGAAGAATGAAAAATTCATGTTTATGGTTAAGCTCGGAGGACAGCTCTCTCCCAAGCCTCAATGCATAGCTGTTAACGGGCGATTTTTATTTTCTGTCCATACCGGCAAAGACAACAACATGGCTGCAACCATAGTCATGGATAAAACCGGGAAAGAGTTATTCAAGGTAGAAACTTCCACTCACCTCATCAGTTCGGCCATATCTGAATTTGGCCGCTACATCGCCCTATCGTTTGCCGGCAGCAAAAATAAGGATGATTTTTACGCGAACCGGCTTGAGGTCATAAACATTGATACCGGAGAAGTGTTGATGTCCGTTATCAAAACAGACTTCCTTCGATACGCTGAACTTTCAGTTGTTGAGCCAGACGGCGGGCTTTTCGCAACTTTCAATGGTCGCACAAGGCTTGTCGATGTGACGAACCTCTAATAAATCAAACCAGCCCCAACCCTTCTCGCCTCAATCAATAAAAAACAAAAAAATATTTCTCCTTAAAGTTCATAAAGATAATCGGATATGAACTTTCCATTCATATAAAATGTACTTTTGGTACTTTACATGAATGAACTATTGGTACATTATCAATCCATCGAAACGAAACATCGACAGCTGAGCGAAGTTAGCCAGCGGCGGACAGCAAGTCGCCTGCTCATTAAGAATTCAGTCAAGCAGCAAATCATCCGGAGCGCTCCTGGCAAATTGAAATGGCGCCCAATGGGATTGAGGCAGGTGTGTAACGCGTGGCGGGTATAGCACACGAAGAGGACTCCGCACCGGAATGGTTTGCTGCTCAGTTCCCGAACATCGGGGGATCTTCAATAGGAATGTTTTGGGATTGGATGAATGCGCAGGCTGATGCGCACGGGTAAGCCCTCAAGTTGCCGCTGAGGGTGCCATCGCTGAGTGGTATGAGCGAGTAGGTAAAGGGGGGAGGCTACCCGCCAGAAATGGTCGAAGTTGAGAGCGTCAGTAAAGCCGGAGATCAGCACCGGCCATCCAATCGCCAAAGCATTTCGAAAGTTCTTGGCTAGCCGCTGCCACCCTTTTCGACGCGGCGCACCGTATCGGAGGAGTTATGTAACAGGTAACAGTGACGACTGAAAACCAACATTCAGCCCCGGTTTGTGCCGGGGCACACCGTGGAATGTTTTGGGGTGTGGTGAATACGTAGGTCGATACGTTAAGCGTGAGTGTGACGGGGTTCCTAGGCCCGGTGTAGCGAGCGTGACGGTAAGGACGATCTGGTGAAGTCATCCTCAAAGTGGACATAGGCGGGTTCGATTCTCGCTACCGACGGCTGGAATCTCGGCCCAGCCCACCACACCGACCAAAACATTTCTCCCGCATCAGCGGGTAACGACAGAGGGTAAGTCAATGATTCGTATTAACAACGAAATTAAGAATCAGCTATGCCATAACCTGCTTCTCGCATCCCCATTATTTGAGAAAGCGAAAGCGGCGGTTAATGACAGGGCGAAAATTGTTGAAGAAATTCGACAGGCAATGCTCAAGCAGGAAAACACTAGCGATGAGCAAATAACTAAGGCTCGGGAAGATTTCAAAGATAACTCGTTCATCAAGATGCAGGTCGGCGCTAAAACTGCAATTTTAAAGGCCATTATCAATGGTGAGTATCACGAATTAGCCAGGAACGGTTTGGATCATCGCTATCGCCACCGTGGAAAACATATTGGTAAGCATGATCTTGAAAGCGACCTGTTCTTCGGAGCTTCCTTCGCGCCGGTAGTTGAATCGGGTTTCGTTCCTGAAAGTTACATCACGCTGAAGAAGGTTGGAAAATTACACGACCGACTCACTGAATCGACGGTAACCATCAACGTTCTTTACGATGAAGTTGATGCCTTCAAATTGCAGGTTAAGGGCGCTCTAACCAAAGTCTCAACTGTTAAAAAACTGGCTGAGATGTGGCCTGAGGCAGTGCCATATTTGCCTGAGGTGGAACGCCGTGAAGCGACCAGCACCGCACTTGCCATTCCCGTTGAAACGCTAAACGCCCTTTGCGGCATACCAAAGAATGAATGACCCGCTCCGGCGGGTTTTTTATCGGCCATACATAGGCATATTTTCGAGTCTGCCCATTTATGACAACCGGCGGCCATCCACCGCCCATTGAAACACTGAATAAATGCGTTGAAGTCTTGTATTAACCGTTCCGTTCGCCGCGATAAGGCCAAGAGGAAATCATGGTAAACCAGCAGCAGATCAGAGAGGCCCAACGGCTCGCGTCGTTCGCGGTGCTCCATCGCAATGCTCCGGCGTGGGAAGAAGCAAAACGCCTTTACGCCGTCGCCATCGGGAGGACTCTTCACTGATGGAAACTTTATTCGCACTCGTCCTGACCGTGGCAATGACCAACGGTGATTATCAGGATGTCATTCTCGGCGTTTACGACAGCCAGCAGGAATGCAGCCTGGCAGCTACAGAGCAGAAAGTGTCAGCTGAGTGCTGGCCGGTAGAAAGCATCATCCGCAACGGCGAGTTCCCGGCGAAATCCATCGCGCAGCAGTAACCACCCTATTCAACCGATCGGCCTGGCATTACGCGGGCGGGATCTGCACATCCAAATTTCAGGAGAAACCATGAGCGAAGTAACGGACTTAACTGTCATCGAAATCAAGCCGGAACAGGCCCCAGTGCTTTACGTAGCGGGCGGCCTTGACGCGTACCTTGAGCAAATCCGCCAGGCTGTAAACGAAGTGCCGGACCTGTCCACGAAGAAAGGCCGTGACCGTGTTGCCTCTCTGGCAGCGCAGGTGTCCCGCAGCAAGACGGCAATCGAAAAGCCGGGCCGTGAGTACCTGAAGCGCCTGAAAGAGGCTGTGCGTCCGGCTGAGGCCGAAATTAAGCGATTCGTTGATGCCTGCGACGAGCTGCGCGATGCGACCCGCCGCCCACTCACCGAATGGGAAGCCGAGCAGGAACGCATTAAGGCTGAAGAAGCCATGAACGCGATGCACGCCGAAGCGCTGGAGATGAACATCAGGTTCGATCAGGAACTGGCTGCCAAGTTCGAAGCGGACCACGAAATGGCTCTACTGATGAACAAGGATTTTGACCGTGACCGCGAAGAGCAGCGCCGTCTGGCGGAACAGGCTCAGCGTGAACGTGATGAGCGGCTGAAACAGGAAGCGGCAGAACAAGCCCGCCGCGATGCCGAAGCGAAGCACAAAGCGGAGATTGAAGCCGCAGCGCGCCGTGAAGCCGAAGAGAAAGCCCGCGCTGAACTGGCGGAGCGCCAGTGCGTCGAAGCGGAACAGCGTGCAGCTCGCGAGAAGCAGGAAGCGGAAGCCCGGGCGGAACGCGAAAAAGCCGCGGCGGTTGAAGCCGAGCGCCTGAAGGCCAAACAGGCCGAAGATGCCCGCCTGGCCGAAGAGAAGCGCCTCGCCGATGAGCAGGCAAAGCGTGAAGCTGACGTTAAGCACCGCAAGACGGTCGGCACCAACATCGTTAACGCGCTCACCAGCCAAACCAGCTTAACCCGCGAGCAGGCTATCGAAGTGCTTACCGCTCTGAAAGATGACCTGATCCCCTGCGCGAAAATTCATTACTGAGGCAACCATGAACGCATACCTCACTTACGACCGCATCGAAGATCGGCGCTGGGCTGAGCAGCAGATCACCGACGAGAAAGAGAAGTGGATCGACGACCGGGCGCAGAAAATCATCGACATGATGCCTAAAGAGCCGTCCGGCCTCTTCCACTTCACGATCCCGATAGACTCCAGCCCATACGAAGGGCTTCGCAGCGATAAAGCTGGCGAGGCCTACAACGATTTCATTTCGGTAGTTGCTTACGCCCAGGCGGAATACGACTGGGAACACCGTACCGGCTGCCCGTTTTAATTTTTGAGGGATTTAACAATGAGTACTGCACTTTCCACCATGGCCGGGAAACTGGCCGCACGCCTCGGCATGGATGCCGGTACAGACCTGATGAATACGCTGAAGAATACAGCGTTCAAAGGTGGCAACGTCACGGACGAGCAGTTTACAGCCCTGTTGATCGTCGCCAACCAGTACGGCCTGAACCCATGGACCAAAGAGATTTACGCATTCCCAGATAAAGGCGGGATTGTCCCGGTCGTCGGCGTTGATGGATGGGCTCGCATTATCAACGAGCATCCTCAGTTTGACGGCATGGAGTTCTCTTACGACAAGGAGGAAGGCGCGTGTACCTGCAAGATTTACCGCAAAGACCGTAAGCACCCGACCATCGTCACCGAGTACATGGGAGAGTGCAAACGCAACACTCAGCCATGGCAGTCCCACCCTACCCGCATGCTTCGCCACAAGACGCTGATCCAGTGCGCGCGTCTGGCCTTTGGTTTCGCTGGCATCTTCGACCAGGACGAGGCAGAGCGAGTAATTGAAGGAACAACGGCAGAGGTTCATGCGGGCCATGAATCAGATAGCCGCCGCCCGGAACTGATCGCAAAAGGTGAGTCCGCCGCGCGCCTTGGAACCGTTAAGTATCAGGAGTTCTGGGTGGCGCTGAGCGCCGAAGAGAAACAGGTGATCGGCGCAGTTGAGAAACGACGCATGTATGACATGAGTCTTGCTGTCGACAACGCCGAACCTGTCAATGTCGCAGAGACGGAGGCTGAATGATAGAGCAACGCACCCCTGAATGGTTTGCTGCGCGCTGCGGCAAGGTCACAGCCAGTCGCCTGGCTGATGTCATGGCCCGGACTAAGTCGGGCTACTCCACCAGCCGCCAGAACTACATGGCCGAGCTGATTTGCCAACGGCTGACCGGGAAGCTGGAGGAAGGGTTTTCGAATGCCGCGATGATGCGCGGCACTGAACTTGAGCCAGTGGCACGCGAAATGTACGCGCTGAATGAGTTCAATGCGGAAATCACTGAAGTTGGACTCATCGATCACCCAACCATACCCGGATTCGCAGCCAGCCCGGACGGACTTGTAAACGACGACGGGCTTATCGAAATCAAATGCCCCAATACCTGGACCCATATCGAAACGCTGAAAACCGGTGAACCAAAGCGCCAGTACATGCTGCAAATGCATGCACAGATGATGTGCACCGGGCGGAAATGGTGTGATTTCGTTAGTTTCGATGATCGCCTGCCGCCTGACCTCGCCTATTTCAAGAAGCGTATTCATTTCGATGAAGAGCTGGCGCGCGAAATCGAGTCTGAGGTTAAGACCTTCCTTGCAGATCTGGAATCTGAAATTCAGAAAATCACAGAGCGTGCAGCATGAAGGCACTCATCACCCGGGAGCTTAAAGCTCCTTTTTTATTGCTGGCGTTCACCTTCAACCGAATTAACCGACAGTTCCGGGAGCATTGACCATGGACATCATCGATACCGCAGCAGAGATTGAAGAGCTTCAGCGTAACGCTGCCCTTTCCGCTCACCGCATCGACCGTAATGCCGTTTCAGCGGAGCATTGCGAAGAATGCGACGAACCAATTCCCGAACCGCGGCGCGCTGCCGTTCCCGGCTGCCAGACGTGTGCAGAGTGCCAATCCGTCATCGAGCTGAAGAATAAGCAAAGGGGGTTGCAGTGAAAGAGCGCGGAATGATTTTCAACGGCGAGATGGTGCGCGCCATCCTCGACGGCAAAAAGACGCAGACGCGGCGCATCATGAAGGTTCAGCCGACTGATGGTTTCCACCCAACGCATAACGGTTACGATCTGGATTTAAACGCACACTGGTACACACCTGGCGTGATCGATAAAAACGGATACCTGCAACCTGCAAAGAAAGATGCATTTGGCGTTGCTGATGAGAATGAAGGCTATACCTGCCCGTTCGGTGCCGTCGGCGATCGCATCTGGGTGCGCGAAACGTGGGCTGAAGCTGGTGCTGGCGCGCCGGACCTGAAACTTTATCGCGCGGATTACCCTGAGCATGTTCCAACTCATTACGAGAATGTGCCGCTGGCTGATGAAATACGCTGGACGCCTTCGATTCACATGCCGCGCTGGGCTAGTCGTCTAACTCTGGAGATTACCGGAGTGCGAGTTGAGCGATTGCAGGCCATTACCCTTGGGGATATCTGTAAGGAAATCGGCTGCGGTCTTTACGACTTCCGCCCTGCTACTTATGGCTTTCAGGTGTGGGAAGAACTGTGGAAGTCCATCTACGGCGAAGAAAACTGGCAGGCCAACCCCTGGGTCTGGGTAATCGAATTTAAGGTGGTGCCCAATGTTCAGGATAATCCAGCCTAATACCTGGTACGCCGATCCCCACGGCGCGTCCTGCAAAATCCTCCGCGCTACCCACGAAGTAATCCACTACATCCGCAACGGTCGCACCTGCATCGCCAGCATTGGCCGCTTTCAACATGAATTCGAGCCGCTGACCAAAGCACAGGCTGAGCGGATCGCCGAAGAAATCGAAACAGCAAAGCACATCGAAAAATTAAGGAGCATGAGACGTGATCGGAATACTCAAGCCGGTACCGGAATCGCAATGGCCGGTACGATGCCACGACCCCAAGCGGAGCAACGTGTGGGCTAACTCTTACTTTCTTGTTCAGGAGTTTCAGGAAGAGAACGGTGTTATTCGCCTGACGGTGAACACCACCAGCATTGGCAGCTCTGGCCGGTGGAAGGATGGCATCAGTTGGGATGCATTGCAGGAGATAAAGTCAGCCGTTGGCTATGGGGATCGGGATGCCGTGGAGATTTACCCGCGGGATTATGATGTGGTGAACGTGGCGAACATGCGCCACCTGTGGATTACGCCGGAGCCAATTAGCTTCGCCTGGCGGAAGTAAACAGCATCAGCGCATCGCCGTGTGGCGGGTGACATCCCGCCAAATAACGACGATCAACTGAACATCAACACATTATATGTACATACGACCATGAACATTCAGATCAAAACACTATCTGTCCGAATTAAAGACAAGCACGCAGCCGTTTTGCGGCAGATGGCCTTTGAGGTCAATCAGATCTTTAATCTGGCAAACGAGATAACCAGCGCAGCATACGGCAACGCTGGCTTTTTTGGCGCGCAAAAACCGCAATGGCTATCGGCGTTTGATGTTCAGAAACCGCTCCTTAAAGAGCGAAAAGAGCGCGGGTATACCATCCCCAGCCATACCGTACAGGAAATCGCAGCAATTCACGGCAAGGCACGGAAGCAATTTAAACGCTCTCGCTTACGCTGGCGAGTCAGTGGGGGATCTCGCCGTTCGTTGGGTTGGGTGCCGTTTAAAATAGGCAGCGCTGTCTGGAAAAATGGCGCGGTGCGGTTCGCTGGCAGGATTTTTAATGTCTGGGATAGCTACGGCTTGGGAGGATTTAAATTCCGTGCTGGAAGCTTTTCAGAAGACAGCCGTGGACGCTGGTACTTCAATGTTTGCGTAGAGGTCGAAACTGTCCCATCAACGGCCACTTCCGCCGTGGGTATCGATTTAGGGCTGAAAGACTACGCCACCCCGTCAGAAGGTGATCCGCTGATTGCCGGTAGATTCTATCGAGATCTGGAGCCTGCATTAGGAAAGGCACAGCGTGCAAACAAAAAAGCCCGTGTACGCGCCATACACGCCAAAATTAAGAACCGCCGCAAAGATGCCCTGCACAAGTACAGCACGGCGCTGGTTAACAGCCATGCGGCAATATTCGTAGGCGACGCGAGCAGTAAGAAACTGGTTAAAACCAAAATGGCAAAAAGCATTTTGGACGCTGGCTGGTTCATGCTCAAAACACAACTGGAATATAAAGCGATTGCGCGGTCAGTGGTGTTTGAAGTGGTCAACGAAAGTTATTCCACCCAAGCTTGTTCGTGTTGCGGGGCTATCTCCGCCAACAGTCCGAAAGGTAGAGCAGGCCTGCGAATAAGAGAATGGACTTGTTGTGAGTGCGGAACCACTCATGACCGCGACGTGAACGCCGCAAAGAACATTCTCGCGGCGGGGCATCGCCGTCTAGCTGTAGGAATCCCCTTCCTTTAG